ACCCCTACAGCATGGTGGATTAGCCAAGTTGGTAAGGCAAGGCTCTGCAAAAGCTTGATGCACAAGTTCGAATCTTGTATCCACCTCTAAATTTTAATTATATGGCACAAGAAACTTATCAAGATTATGAACCAAATTATGTAGGTAATGCATTCATGTACAATTGGATATTTCATTATAATCCTTTCACTGAAATTTGGACAGCAATTCACAGAGATGATTATATGAAGTATTGGGATAAGTTAGATTGTAATAGATGTATTAAAAGTAAAAATATCTCAGATCTAAAAGATCTTTTATATAAAACAAAAGGATCTCCAGAAGAAATAGAAAAAATAGTAAATGGATAATATTTACAAAGAAGTTCCCACTTATGATAATGGTGTATGGACTACCACGATATTTAACACACGTGAAGAGTTTAGAGATTTTCTTGTTCCATTATTTAAGGAACCAGGTAAATACAATTTTAATGAAGATAGTTTAATATTTAATGCAGAAGCACGTAAGTTTCAAAAACAAAAATACTATTGCAATGCTCCTGTAAAAACAAAAGATTTTATAATTTATTGGGATGACCAGAAAGTCAAATGTCGTAATGGTATTATTGTACGCTCTAAAAGTGATACTTGGTATATCACTCGTGATTATTATATGTGGCTTAATTTTCTTCCTATCTATGATAAGGAGGAAAAGCGCTTCGATTTTGCAAAGGTACGTGATGCGCAATACCACATGGCACTCTACGAAATATTAGCTGAACTTCATTGGAAACATGCTATTATTTTAAAGAAACGTCAGATTGCTAGTTCATATTTTCACATGGCTAAACTTATAAACCAATACTGGTTTGAAGAAGGTGCTGTGTTAAAGATAGGTGCTAGTTTAAAAGACTACATAAATGAAAAAGGTTCATGGAAGTTTTTAAATGAGTATAAGAACTTTCTTAATGAACACACAGCATGGTATAGACCATCAGAACCTGAAAAGGTTGGAGCATGGCAACAACAAATTAAAGTGAGGATTAATGGTAGAGACACTTACAAGGGTAATAAATCCACTATTAATCTTTATTCATTTGAGAAAGATCCTACACATGGTGTGGGTGGACCTGTAACTTATTTCTTTCATGAGGAAGCTGGTATTGCTCCTAAGATGGATGATACTTATGGGTTTATGAAACCAGCTCTTAAATCAGGTCATATTATTACAGGACAATTTATTGCAGCTGGATCAGTGGGTGACCTTGATCAGTGTGAACCCATGAAAGAATATATTCTCAATCCTGATGAGAATGGCTTTTATGGTGTTGAAAGTAATTTATTAGATAGCGATGGTACAATAGCATTAACAGGACTTTTTATTCCTGAACAATGGAGCATGCCTCCATATATAGATAATTATGGTAATTCTAGAGTAGAAGAAGCATTACAAGCATTGCAAGAAGAATTTGAAAAAGCAAAGAAAAAACTTACACCAGAAGCATATCAACTTACAGTTTCTCAGCATCCTCGTAATATAGAGGAAGCTTTTGCTTCTAGAAAAGTAAGTGTCTTTCCTCCTCATCTTGTAGCAAAACAATTACAACGTATTAATGATAAAGAATATTCTGTAGAATATTTAGACCTATCTAAAAATGCTGAAGGTAAAATAATTGCAAATAACTCAAATAAAATTCCAATATCTGAGTTTCCTATTTCTAAGAAAACTGATAACAAAGAAGGTGTTATTTGTGTATATGAACGTCCTTGTAAAGATCCTACATTTGGTATGTATTATGCTTCTATAGATCCTGTAGGTGAAGGTAAAACAACCACTTCTGATTCTCTTTGTGCAATATACATTTTAAAAAATGCAGTTGAAGTTATAACAGACGATGGAGATGGTAAAGTTAAAAATGTTATAGAACGCGATAAAATAGTTGCAAGCTGGTGTGGTAGATTTGATGATATTAATAAAACACATGAGCGTTTGGAAATGATGATTGAGTGGTATAATGCTTGGACATTAGTAGAGAATAACGTAGCTTTGTTTATACAGTATATGATTTCTAAAAAGAAACAGCGATATCTTGTACCAAAAGATATGGTGTCGTTTCTTAGAGATTTAAAAGCTAACCAAAATGTGTTTCAACAATATGGATGGAAAAATGTTGGTACACTATTTAAAGGAAATATACTTTCGTATGGTATTGAGTTCTTACAAGAAGAATTAGATTATGAAACACTTGCTGATGGTACAATTGTAAAAACAATATATGGTGTAGAACGTATTCCTGATCCTATGCTTCTTAAAGAAATGCAAGCATATAGAGAAGGATTAAACGTGGATAGACTTGTGGCATTTTGCGCATTAGTTGCTTTTGCAAAAATACAACATTCTAATAGAGGATATGCTAAACGAATAGAGACAAAAGAAAAGTTGGAAAATTCACAGAAATTTAGTAAATTAAATTGGGGAGCGTTTAGACATATAGGTAAACAACATGGAGGTTTAAACTCTATGAGTTTACCAAAACGTAATGCTTTTAAAAACATAAGATAATGAAAATAGAAATTTTAGAAAAACTTATTAAACAAAATGCAATTACATTAAAAGAAGCTCTTGTTCTTTTAGATTCTACAGAATCTTCTAAATTTGAAAACAGAATTATAAACTATTGGACAAGCACCTATACATATCCAATAAATAAAAATTCTGTATTATTTTTTTCTTGATACTATAAATTAATATAAATGCAAGTTTATAACGCATTAGACCTAAAAAGTGGGAAAAAGAGTGAATACACCAAAATGGGTACACTCACTCAACCTATACAGTTTCTTTCAGAAAAAGAAAAAGATGATGCGTGGAGAGCTTGGAATTTAGATTGGTTAGAATGGCAAGGGTTAAAACAACTTAGACGTAATGCTAGACGTCTAATGAAAAACTACAAGCTTGCAAGAGGTATTATAGATAAAACAGATTACATTGTTGAGGAAGATAACGAAATGGCTGATCTTATTGACACTCTTACAAAAGAAGATGTATCAGCATTTGAACTTAAATTCTATCCTATTATTCCTAGTGTTGTAAATGTGCTTTGTAATGAGTTTTCAAAGCGCAGTTCACGTATAATGTTTAAAGCTGTTGATGACATTTCGTATAATGAAATGTTAGAGGCTAAAAGACAAATGATTGAAGACGTTCTTTTAGAAGATGCTAAAAGAATTGTAATATCTAAAAAACTTGAAGAAGGTGTTGAATTATCTGAAGAAGAAAAGAATCAACAGCTTGATACTGAAGCAATTAAAAAACTTCCTGAAATAGAACAGTTTTTTAGAAAAGATTATAAATCATTAGTTGAACAATGGGCATCTCATCAAATGGCTAATGATGAGGAAAGATTTAAAATGCAAGAACTTGAAGAGCGTGGATTTAGAGACATGCTTATTACAGATAGAGAGTTTTGGCATTTTCATATGATGGAAGATGATTACGAACTTGAACTTTGGAATCCTCTTCTAACTTTTTATCATAAGTCTCCAGATGCAAGATACATATCACAAGGTAACTGGGTAGGAAGAATTGATCTTCTCACTGTAGCTGATGTAATTGATAAGTATGGTTGGATGATGACACAGGATCAAATGGAAGCTCTTGAAGCCATCTATCCAATTCGTTCTGCTGGTTATATGATTCCTGGTCAACAAAATGATGGATCTTTTTATGATGCAACAAAATCTCATGACTGGAATGTTAAAATGCCTAGTCTTGGGTATAGACAATTTATGTCATTGTATGATAGTAAATTCTTTGGTCAAGGAGATATCATACATATGATACTTTCTGATTCAGAAGATTTTGCTGATTTTGGTCAAAACTATCTTCTTAGGGTTTCTACAATATATTGGAAATCACAACGTAAGGTGGGGCACCTCACTAGAATTACTGAAGAAGGTGAAATTATACAAGAAATTGTTTCTGAAGATTTTAAGGTTGTAGATAAACCCATATATAACACTACAATTTATAAACAAAAATCAAAAGAAAATTTAATATTTGGTGATCATATAGATTGGATTTGGATTAATGAAACATGGGGTGGAGTTAAAATTGGTCCTAATCGTCCTGCATTTTGGGGTATGAATAACATGGGTGGTATTAATCCCATCTATATTGGAATGAATGGTGGAAAACCAGGTAGAGTGCCTTTTCAATTTAAAGGTGATCAAACTCTTTATGGATGCAAACTTCCTGTAGAAGGTGCGGTGTTTGGTGATCGCAATACACGATCAATAAGTCTTGTGGACTTAATGAAGCCTTACCAAATTGGGTACAATATTGTAAATAATCAAATAGCTGATATTCTTGTAGATGAACTTGGTACAGTGATTATGCTTGACCAGAATGCTCTTCCTCGTCACTCTCTTGGAGAAGACTGGGGTAAGAATAATTTGGCAAAAGCTTATGTAGCAATGAAGAACTTCCAAATGTTACCTCTTGATACCACTATTACAAATACAGAAAATCCATTATCATTTCAACATTATCAAGTGTTAAATCTAGAGCAAACACAACGTTTGATGTCTAGGATACAACTTGCTAATTATTTTAAACAACAAGCTTTTGAAGTGATTGGTTTGAATCAGCAGCGTATGGGTCAGCAAATTGCTCAACAACAAACTGCTACAGGTGTAGAGCAAGCAATGAATGCTAGCTATGCTCAAACTGAACAATACTTTACACAACATAGTGATAATTTAATGCCACGTGTACATCAAATGCGTACAGATCTTGCACAATATTATCATTCTAAAAAACCAAGTTTACGTTTACAATATATGACTACCAAAGATGAAAAAGTAAATTTTAACATTCATGGTACTGATTTATTGTTAAGAGATTTAAATGTTTATTGTACTACAAAAACAAACACTCGTTCTATTATGGAACAGCTTAAACAATTAGCTATTCAAAATAATACAACAGGTGCTTCTATTTATGATCTTGGTAATGTAATTAAATCTGAATCTATTGCTGAACTTACAAATGTTCTTAAAGCTGCTGAAGAAAAAACAATTCAGGCTAAGCAATCTGAACAACAGCATCAGCAAAAAATGCAACAAGATCAAATGGCATCCATGGAAAAACAAAAACAAATGGATCTTCAATTTAAAGCTGAACAAGCTGATCTTGATAGACAAAAAGACATTACTGTTGCTGAAATTCGTGCTGCTGGATATGGTGCTCAAGTTGATATAAATGAAAACAAGCAATCTGATTATTTAGATGCGATGAGTAAAATCCAAGATCAGCAACAATACTATGATCAGATGAATCTTAAACGTGAATCTGAACTTACTAAAAAAGAACAAGGAGAACAAAAGCTAGATATTGAAAGACAGCGTTTACAAACTCAACGTGAAATTGCTGATAAACAACTTCAAATAGCTAAAGAAAACAAGAATAAATACGATTCTAAAAGTTCTTCAAATAAGAAAAAATAAATTATAGCGCTATTATCCAGTGCTTTGATAGTTTTTGAAATTACAAAGTAAATTTTTAAAATTTATTTTGTATATTTTTAATGTATAGATTTCTAACTTAAAAACCAACAATATGAGTGATAATCAATCAAATGTACAAACATCTGTACAACAAGTAGATGTAGATATCGATAGCTGGTTAGGTACTCCTGGTGCCGATAGTGTAATAACACCAACTAAAGAAGAAAGCGATGAAAAACCAAACATATTTTCTTCTAAAAAACAAGATCTTAGTTTTTTAGATAAAGAAGATAGCAATGATGAAAATTCTAATGAATCTGATGAAGAAACAAAGGAAAAAGCCAAAGAAGTATTTAAAGAACTTGACAAAGAATTTTTGGCAAAAGATGAAGATGAAGAATTAGAAAAAACAAAATCTGATCGAGGAAGACCTCGAACAGATAAATCTGGTTTAGTTGAGTTTCTCAAAAAACGCATTGAATCAAACGAATTATTTGCTTTTGATGATTATGATGAAAAGAAAGAATCGTTAGATGATTATCTTGGAAAGCTTGGTGAAAAAGATATTGAAGATCTTTGGAAAGCAAACATAGATAATATAAAGCAAGAGGTAGCTTCAAATACACCTCAAGAGTTCTTTGAATCACTTCCAGAAGAATTACAATATGCAGCAAAATATGTTGCAGATGGAGGTGACGATCTTAAAGGATTATTTTTAGCACTTGCACAAGTGGAAGATGTTAGATCTTTAAATCCTAAAAATGATAGCGATCAAGAATATATTGTAAGATCATATTTGCAAGCTACTAATTTTGGAACAGAAGAAGAAATTGATGAAGAATTGCAAACATGGCGTGATATTGGAGCTTTGGAAAAAAAGGCTAAGCAGTTTAAACCAAAGCTCGATCAAATGCAAGAAGAAATTGTTAGATCGAAAATTCAGGAACAAGAATATAGAAAACAACAACAAGAACAAGCTGCTGAAGCATATATGCAAAATGTGTTTGAAGCATTAAGACCAGCTGAAATTAATGGTCTTAAACTTGATAAAAAAACACAAGCTCTTTTATATACAGGATTAGTACAACCTCAATATCAATCTGTACAAGGTAGACCTACAAATCTTTTAGGTCATCTTTTAGAAAAATATCAGTTTGTTGATCCTAATTATCCTCTTATTGCAGAAGCTCTTTGGTTACTTTCTGATCCTGATGGATATAGAAATGAACTTAAAAAACAAGGTAAAAATGCTGCTGTAGAACAAACAGTGAGGCAGTTGAAAACTGAGCAAGCTCGTAAAAATACTTCAACATATTATGAAGAAGATGAGCCAAGACAAAGAAAGATTGCAAAACCGCAAAATATATTTAAACGTTAATTAAATTCTAAACCCTTAAAAAACAAAAAATGAGTACTCCAGTTTTAAACAATGGTATTTTCCTACGTGACACGCAGTATCACTCTAGCTCTCACGTAGATTCATATCACCTGGTGAACATGTTGAAGAGTGCAGAACCTACTGATTTGGGTCCTGTTGATCTTTGGGCTATGGCTCAAAAGGTAGAAATGCCTCTTTATCAAATGTCTAGCTTTGGTGGTAAAAATGTCATCATGGTCGATAACGCACGTGGTGAATACAAGTGGCAAATCCCTGTTGCACAAGATCTTCCTTACATTGTAGAAGATATTGAAGCAGAGAACCAAAACAAAGGTATTGATGGTCAAACATTTAAAATCAAGTTAAACAGACGTATGTTTGGACATGGTGATATCATCACTTATGACAAATATAACGGTGTGGAAATGTACATCACAGCAGATGATGTTATTCCTACAAACGATGGTTTTGTTTACACAGTACAACTTGTAAACAATGACAACACTAAATATTTGGATAACAAATATTTGAAAGTTGGAACAAAGGTATTTCGTAAAGGTAGTGCTCGTGGAGAATATGGTGAGCGTTTCTCTGATCTTGGAGATGTTCGCGCAGGTTTCCGTGAGTTCTATAACTACGTAGGTGGTGCTGAAGCTCACGTACACTATTCTATTTCTTCTCGTGCTGACCTTATGATGAAAGGTGGTTTGAAAGCTGATGGAACTGTACCTGTAATTGAACTTTGGAGAAACTTTGAAAAAACTTCTGATCCTTCTATTACTAGCCTTGAAGATATGGCTGCTAAACTTGGTAAGGATTATGTAAAGAAAGCTTATCAATCAGGACAACTTACTCGTACTTTCTTGACTACTTTGGAAGCTGCTCACTTAACTAAAATTGCTAATGACATCGAAACCTACTTGATGTGGGGACAAGGTGGACGTATTAAGCAAGATGGTCCAGATGATCTTCGTCTTTCTGTAGGTCTTTGGAAGCAACTTGATAACTCTTACAAGCGTATTTACAACCGTGGTTCTTTCAATCTTGATCTGTTTAAATCTGAAATCTTTAACTTCTTCAACGGTCGTGTGGAGTTCAAAGGTCCAGATCCTCAACGTTCTTTGATTGTTCAAACTGGTATTGGTGGTATGAAGCTTGTTAACGAAGCTATTAAGAAAGAAGCTGTTAATTCTGGTTTGGTTCTTAATGCTCATGAACTTGGAGCTGTAACTGGTAAAGGTATGGATCTTAACTTTGGATTTGCCTACACTAGCTACGTAATTCCTTTCTTGGCTAACGTTAAGTTTGTACTGAATCCTGCATTTGATAATGTACACACTAACGATATTGAGAATCCAATCATCGATGGTTTCCCTCTGTCTTCTTACAACTTTATTATCTTTGATATCACTGATAATACAAACGATAACATCTACTTGTTGAAACTTTCTTGGGATAATCAACTTAAGTGGTTCTACCAAAATGGTACTATGGACTACATGGGTCGTACTCAAGGATTCCAATCTAGTGGACAATTCAATGGTTATAGAGTATTCATGACACAAACAATGCCTGCAATTTGGGTGAAAGATCCTACCAAGGTGTTGAAGATTGTTATGAGAAACCCTGTAACTGGTGGATCATTCTAATAATATAACAGTACCTGGGTTGCTTCCCATAAGAACAGCACCCAGGTCTTTATATATATTAACAATTTAAAAATTAAATAATGGCTGGAAATTCCAAAACTTCAAAATCTGTTGCTCCATCTAAAGCACAGGGATCAGCAACACGTTACACTGGTACTAAAAATGCAAGTGTGTCAGCTCAAACAAAAGCTACTGGAAAAGTAGGTGGTGGTAATAAATCTGTCACTGTACAATCTACAGCTCAAAAAATGAAAAACGGTGGTTCTAAAAAGTGTTAGTTCCACGTGAAACATAATCCGTACCCTCAACCTGTTGTAAGCATACCAAACTGATCACTTGGGGAGTTTGCAACTCTCGACAGGTTCTTTAAAATTAAAACATTGATTTCTTTAAAAAAACTTATTCAAGTTCCTGGTAGTCCAGATATTGCTCTTAAGCAACAATGGAAGGAAAGTGAAGCAGCACCTGCGCGTATCGCGCACGTGAATAGACTCTCAAGAGATGTCTATGATATAGTAACATATGAAGTAGATATGGCTACTGGATCTGTAATTACTGTGCCAATTGAATCTAAAAAAGGAATTTTAGATATTGAAAATGCAGGTAGTGCAGCTACTAGTTTGTATATATATTTAAAGAATGATGAAATTACAGCAGATCGCACTAAATTTTATATTCAACTTTCTGTATATACGACAAATACAGCAGTGACTCCAATTGCAATAGGTAGAGGATTTGCTCCAACAGAATTTTTAATTGAAATTAAAAATCTTGATGCTGCATCTTCCTGGGATAATTTGTATCTTTATTACGAAATAATTAAAATAGATTAAAATGGCACAAGAAATTTACACAAGAATTGGTAAGCTTGTAAGAATTAAAAATCAAAAAACAAAAACATTTTCAAATGAAAATGAAGAATATACCACAGTACTTGTAAAAACAGGTAGTGGTGTAAAAGCATTAATGCTTACTGATGCTGAATTATCAAAAGCTCTCGCGCGCGCAGAAAAAAATAAAGAAGACCAAATTCAACAAAGTTGGATTTCAAAAATTTTAGATTAATCGGTTACATATTGTAACCATCTTATAAACCAATAAAAAACCAAACATGAGTAGTGTTACTATCGTGGAAAAGTATCCACAAAACAAAAAATCAAGTATTGCTGTAAGACCTTTTTTTGATGCCAATGTAGATAACATGGGGCTTCAAAAATATGGATTGACGCTCTTTGACGGTGCTGTACATGAAGAACAATTAGCTTGTTTAGAAATCAACGGAATCAAACGTTATCTCACTGGATTAAATGAATTTGCTCCTGAGATTAAAGATCTTCCTTTAGATGAACAAGAAGCTAGAGTTAAAGAAATTAGAAAAATAGTTTGTCATTTAGAGAAAGTGTTGGCAGCAAATGTTCTTGATCCTGAAGATAGTGATTTTTGGAATAAGGTTAAAATTGCTGGACCTAATAACAGTAATCTTTGGGATAAAATTGTGATTCGTGTTGGAAATGAACCTCTTCATTTAGAACCTGAAAAAGATCCATATGATCTTATTAAATTATACGCAATTGAAGCTGGTGGGTTTTCAATGATTGCAAAATCACTTGATGATGCTCGTAAAATGCCTGTTCCTCCTAAGTTCTTTTTAGATAAACTAGAAGAAACAGTATCTACAAATACAGAAGTGAAGAAGCTTAGAAACAAAGCTCTTTCTGAACTTCAAAAGCTCTTTGATAAAAATACTAATAAACTTTTCTATGTTGCAAAACTGTTAGATCCTAATAGTGCACAATACAAAAAGTCTACACCTAATGATGTTATTTATGATAACATGGATAAGTATATTAATGGTGATCTTTTAGAAAAAAACAAACGCAAAACAGCAGAGAAGTTTCTTGAAGTGGTAGGATTAGATATGGAATCTCTTAAAATTCGTGCTCTTGTAAAAGATGCCCATTATTATAAGATGATTGCTACAAAAGCTGATGGATTTATTTATCATATGACCACTACAACAATGTTAGGACGTACACAATCTGATGTCGTAGAATATCTTAAGAATCCTTTAAACGAAGAAATTCTTGTTGACCTCACTAAAAAAGTAGAACAATACTGGAACAAATAATGGCAAAGAAAGAAATGATAAAACGTAAGGATGGGTCCTATAGTCAACGTGGACTATGGGACAATATCCGTGATGCTAAAGGATCAGGTAAAAAACCTACAGCTGAAATGCTTAAACAAGAAAAAAAGATTAAAGCTAAAAAGAAATAACATGGCATCAAAGAAAAAATGGATTCAATCAGCAACTGCTTCTATTAAAAAACGTGGAACAGAAGGTGTTTGTACAGGATCTAAGTTTGGATCTTCTTCTTGTCCAGCTGGTAGTAAAAGATATAATCTTGCCAAGACATTTAAAGCAATGGCTAAAAACAAATAATGAACAACAATCTTCTTCAAATAAAAATAAAACAAAGGCTTAATAAATTAGCTTCATTTGATTATGACAATATTGAATGTTGGCAAATTCAAGAAGCTGTAAATAAAGCTCAATTTGAATGGGTGAGAAGACAGATTTATGGTATTAATACTAGACAGCAAGGTTCTGAAGAATCAACAGGAATTGTTGATGATTTACAAATTCTTATTAAAGATCAGACTTTACCTTCTATAGATAAAAAATATTTTTATCAATCTGATCTTCCTCAAGATTATTTATATTTTATAAGAGTGGATGCTTTTGCAACAAGTGATTGTTGTACAGAAAAAAGAAGAATGACAATATATCAAACTGAAGAAGCAAATATGGGGATTCTATTAACAAGCGATTCAAAGGGTCCTAGTTTTGAATGGGGGGAAACATTGGCTACATTAGTTGGTGACACTGTTAGAGTTTACACAAATGATGAATTTGATATAACAGATGTAAAACTGACTTATTATAGAAAACCTAGAGAAATATTATTTCAAGGGTGTATTAATCCTAAAACTGGAACAGCAGTTGCAACTAATCAAGAATGTGAATTAAAAGACGATGTTGCTGAAATAATTGCTGATCAAACAGCTATGATATTAGCTGGAGATATTGAATCAGTTACACAATATCAAAGAGAACAACAATCCGTACAAGGAAATAGTTAATTATGCAAAAGATAGCAAGACCTACAATTTTTAGTACAAAAGGATCTGATGTTAGTAAAGAACCTATTAAAACAGGAATTAAAACAGCTTCTACAAAAGGTAAAAATGCTTTAATTGATGAGTCTTGCATTAGTTTTCTTAATTATCGTGTTCAGCAAGAAGATCAATCTTCTCGTATTTATTTAGCAATGTCTCTTTGGTTAGACAATGCTGGCTATGTAAACGCAGCTAAACTTTGGAAAAAGTATTCAGATGAAGAAAGAGGACATGCTGACATCGCGCGCGAGTATCTTCTTAATATGGGAGTACAACCTGCTACAGCTACCTTAGAACAACCAGCTGAAACATTTGGTGGTCTTCCTGATATTATTAGACAATCTTTTGATCATGAGATTCAGATTACAAATCAATGTAGTGATCTTGCTAATCATGCACTTAAAGATGGCTCACATATGTTGTATGAACTAGCTCTACATTATCTTAAAGAGCAAAATGAAGAACATGGTAAAATGCAAAACTGGGTGGATCAACTCAATGCATTTGGAGAAGATAAGATAGCAATGCGTCTTCTTGATCATGAAATAAAAGATTATTTGTAGAATTAAAAAATAATTAGTA